ATATCAACGGAGATCAAATGCCGTTTCGTACATCAGCGGATTTGATGAACGCTCCTCCGGCATTGTTTACGGGTGATAAGAAGGTAATGAATTTAGGTTATGACAAAGACGGCTTTATCGAGATTAAACAGGAACAGCCACTCGATATGCATGTCGTAGCCATTGGCGGAGATATAAATACTGGTGAGCAGTTCACCTAAACGCTGGATACAAAAGTACGAGCCTTGGCACATGGATGCGATTCTTATGCGTCCTCGTGAAACCGAGATTTTTAAAGTTGTTGATAAGGAGTTGGACAGACTTATTAAAGACAATCATAAAGGTTGCAGCTTCACAGGCTTTACGACAGATAAGATCATCGGCTGCGCTGGCATTCTCCCAATATGGGGTGGTGTGGGACATGCTTGGGTGGTTTTGGGAAATGATTACAAGAAGCATCGCATATGGATTCACAAGCAAGTCAAAGATATGTTTGTGAAAATTGCGGTGGGAATGAAATTTAAAAGAGTTCAGGCAAATGTACAATGCGATTTTTATGAAGCGGTGCGCTGGATTGAGGCAATGGGATTTGAAAGTGAATCCATTATGCGTCAATACGGGCCTGACGGGAAAGATCACTACATGTACACGAGGTTTTTTGATTGAAGATTAAAACGTGGAACATTGTCAGTGGGTGTGAACGCTTAACACCAGGATGCGACAATTGTCCGACGTATTGGGAATATAAAGAGAAGGGATGGAACTATCATCCAAAGGAACATGAAGATAGGTTGATTGAGCCATTGGCAAATTTAACGCCATCGGTGTACATGGTTGCAACTGGCAGTGACTTGTTTCACGAAGCTGTAAGCATGAAATTTATCAACGATGCTTTCGATGTGATGCGTCGCGCTGATTGGCATCAGTTTCAGATTGTAACGAAACGTGCAGAACGGCTGGAAGCGGTATCCAGGGATTTACAATGGCCTGCCAATTCAATTGCAGGGATTGCCCTGGAAGAAGGTAAATATAAATGGCGGATTGATTGTTTGCGAAACGTCGATGCAACAAGAATTATTTCTTTTGGCCCGATGACAGGAGCGATGGGAAAACTTGATTTGAGTGGCATCCATCAGGCAGGCGTTGTGGTTGAACATTGGGGGCCAAACCCTAGAGAGATTTTGCCAGAATGGATTGACGAAATACATCAACAGTGTGAGGAACAAGGTGTGACTATTTTAAACAAACATTGGCTTTCGCAGGGGGTTGCATAATGTCAGGAGCAGCAATAGCGGCAACAGCAACCGTCATCGGCGCTGGGGTTACAGCATACGGACAAGCTCAACAAGGGAAGACCGCCAATGCCATTGCACAGCGTAACGCTCAGATAATGAATCGCAATGCGACGATTGGCATGCAAAACTCTGAGTTCAATGCAAAACTTGCAGAGAGAGAAGCTCTTCGTGATCAAAGAAGAAAACAAGTAAAGTCAGGTCAGGGTATTGAAATTTATGATGGCACAAATCTGATCGCATTTGCAACTCAGGAATGGTCGGATGAGATTAACGCAGAACTGATTCGCCGTGGTGGGCGAAACGAAGCTGCTAATCTTCAAATGAAAGCTGGTGTGACCATTGCTGAAGGAGAGGCTGCGGAAAGCGCTGGATATACATCGGCTGGTGGGTCGTTATTAACTGGTGTGGGCAATGCTGCTCTAGGTTACAAGGCGGCAACTAGATGAAACTTAAATCCATAGAATAAAAAATTATGACAATACAACTTGGTCGTATCACTCCAGTTAATCAACGCGAAGGGTATAGCGATACTATAGATCCGTCTGGATTTGTTAATGCATTTCGCGGAACTATTCAAGCAGGACAGCAGTTGCAGAATTTTGCTTCAAAAGGGTTTGACATGGTGGTCGCAGAGAAGAGGGTGTACGACTCGACGCAAACGGATCTGTTAAATATTGAACGCAAAACTAAGATGAATGCGTTTTTGAATAATACTCGCAATGGTGGTAATCCTCAATATTTAGAACAGGACTACAACACTGCATACAAACAAATTAATAAGGATATCATTAAGAAGGCTCCCAATGACCGCATCAGGACTTTGGTTGAGGCTGAAGGACAGTCATACCTTGCATCCAACTTGCCATCCATCCAGAAAGAAGCTCGTGTCTATCGTTTGAATGGGTTAAAAACGGGAGTCATAACAACTCTCAGGGGGTTGCGTGGCGAGATGATTCGCACAGATGATCCCGTACTAAAGCAAGACAACGCAGAAAGTATCAAAACCGTATTATCAAACGCAGTGGCTGGAGGAATTATGCTACCCAGCGAAGCTTCAGATGAACTGTTAACAATTGTCAAAGATAACGAAGCCGCATTCATACGCAGAAAAATGAATGCTGCTGGAACGATGGATGAATTTGATAAGGCGTTAGCAACAACGCAACACATGAAGGACGAAACCAAAGAAATGCGCCGTGATCAGTTTCGTACTCGTTTGCGTGAAAGAAGGAGTTTGAAATTAGCAGAAGAAGCGCGGAATTTTAAAATAAGTAAACGTAATAGAGTCCAGGCTGAAAAAGAAGCTGGGGCGTTTGTTATTGTGGCTGCTGGCAAGGGTGAAATAACTAAGGCTACTCTTGATGACATGTATGAAGAGAATCAAATAACCAAGGCAGATTATAATCAGGCTGTAACAGATTTACACAATCCCCCAGAGTCTGCTGTTGAAACCGATGGTGATGTATATCAAGGAATCCTCGATGATATCAATGCTGAAGGTGGCCCTGCAATCACGGCTGCTGGTATTTTTAAGTTGAGGAGTTTTCTGGAGGATACCCATTTAAATAAATTATTATCAGCCTTAGATGAGGTGGAAAATGGCACGGTTGATCCTCGTGTGACTGAAGGTTGGAAAATCTTAGCCAAATCCATAGGTACGCCAGCCTCACTTACAAGGGCTGGCACATTGGGGTTGAGAAAACAAGTTTTGGTATTCAATCGAGAATTCATTGATCGTTATCAAGCGGGAGAAAATCCCATCGAGGTAGCAAACGACATATCTAACCGCTGGCAAGAATCAAATGATGTGACGAGTGCTATCTCACAGAATAGAACTGCCAGAAGTTTAAATCGTATCCCAGCGAAGTACAGGATGTCATCCAAAACAGATACACTTGACGTGATTCCCGATACTTTTGGGATGAAACAAAAGATTAATGACGATTCCACACTTTCCTCCAAAGAGTATATTACCTTGATGGATGAAGTTAAGAATATTCAAGAAACATGGTCAATAGAATTACAGGAAAAGCATGGCGGGACAAAGAAAGCGGATACGATTGCGGCGGAAATAAAAAGATTGGCAGATGAAGCTGCATTAAAGAAACAACAAGCCGAGGATTTAGCGGCTCAGAAGGCGGAAGAAGAGCGCCTAGCTCAATTGGAAGAAGAGCGCAAGCAAGCCGAAATCCAGTATAAAAAAGAGATGGAAGCCAGGGAGGTTGTACAGCAGCAAGAACGAGAGCAACTGGCTAGCAAGAAACAGAAGGCCGAAGTTGACAAACAAATGCGCCAAAGTCTTTCCCAGGTTAGCGAAATCGCCAAGTCTTTGAACATTGATCCTGACAGATTAGTTGAGTTGATCGAGCCTTTATTCCAAGAGATGGGTGGCTTAGAAGTAATCAACCAGGTATTAGGGCAGGCGGCGGAAGAACGTGATACAAAACAAGCTACCAAACAGGCTGAAGTACAAAAGCAAGATAAAAAGCGCGTAGCAAAACTTACTGGGCAGGGACAACAAGCAACCGCACAAGTTGAGAAAGAAGTTGCCAGATTAGGCGAGGCAACCGGAAAACAAGAACGGCTGGCGGTAGCATCATCAGAAGCCAAGGTATTAGCGAAACGGGCAAAAGAAAAACAGGCGGGAAAAGAACGGCAAGCACAAAAAGAAAAACAGCGGGAGAAAAACTTGGCAGAACAGGCTAAAACTGGCTTGGAGGACAAGAAAAAATATCCTGATAAAAAACTCTTAAAACGATTAAGTGATTTGCAATTCAGAAATATCGATGAAAAATTAAGTTCGATTGAAACAAAAGAAATGGAAACGATTGAGAAAGAAATCAAGAATCGTAAACTAACTCCTTTACCATTAGGTTGATATGGCAGAAATAACAACGGTATTAGATGACTCAGATGATCGCGGCAGGGATATTGACACGCATGTGTTGAATGAAAAGGCACAGACATATCGTGATCAATTCAACGCCGAAATGGCAGAGCATAAATTAGCAGAGATGCCGCCAGAGGACGAAGAGGATGTTGCCGAAGTGGCATTGCCGCCGGAAACTGAATTTGAATTGCAACCCAATCTTGAATCTCCGACAGGCGGATTTGTCATGCGCCCACAAAGTCGTGTTGCGCCTGCCGTGCCTGATGAAATAACTATTGAAATACCATCATCCAAATATCCTGATTGGACGACTGATTTGCCTGGAATGCAAATATTGGGTGGTGGAAGAGATGGGGTGGCTCAGTTATTTAATAGTATGCAGGATGTTGGCAACTCGGCTTTAGGTCGGGAAGACGCTGCCGCTGGGGAAGGATGGGGGGATGTAATACCGGATGTTCCTCCAAGCGAGTGGGGCATTAATCCTCAAGCTCGTGGTTTTGCTAGATTTTTAACGGATTTTTATTTCACCGGAAAAGCCACAAAGTTTTTGGGTTTTTTCAAAGGTATGGAGAAGACACGCAAGGGGTTTAATCCACTTAAAAAAGTCACCAAGGCAATGTTAGATGGAGCGATTGCAGATTTTGTCGCATTCGATCCTACTGAAGGTAATTTAAGTGCGATGATTCAGCAGCATCCTAAACTTGCCAATCCGGTGAATGAATTTTTATCCACACGGCGTGAGAATTCAAATGTCAGGAATCGCATCAACATGGCATTGGAAGGAGTGGCGGCTGGGGCTGGCATTGACGCATTCATTAAAGTGTTGCGTGTCTATCGGGATCGTAGATTTTTAAGTAAGTTAAAAACATATCGATCTCAACAAGGCTCTGCCAAGAAGAAAATTATTGAGTTCCCTAATGAAGGTGACTTGACACATATAAAGGGCAAGATTAGCAGTGTTAAAAAAGGAAAACGAACAGGCTTTGTCAAAGATATTAAAAATAGATTTGGCATCAACTGGGACAGAATTGATTCTGACGATGATCTTAAAACAGCGTGGGCAAAGTTACGCAAACTGGATGAGGAACAACTCGCCAAGGCAGCGGATGATGTCAAACGTGTCGAAATCGCCAAGGGAGCGAAGGCAACCATTGCCAAGGATACCGATGCCGCCGTTATTAAAAATTTAGAGCAATCACCCGATGCGGCTACCAGAAAAGATCAATTCATTGCTCGTATCTTGGAAGCAACATCGGCACAAAATGTTTCAAGACTCTCAGACGGTGTGTTAGCTGGTGATGTACCTCCAGAAGAATTACAACGCGCCGTGTTAATGCATTTTAAATTAGGTCAGAAGAAACAGGCAATCACCGCCAATACATCACGCAAGTTTAGTGATCTACAGGAAGTGATCAGCCCATTGGATAAAGGATCGGCACAATTCTCAGATGATTTATTTGAGCGCTTGCGAGAAAACGGATTGGATGGCAATGAGTTTGACGGCAATCGGTTGGCATTAATGATTGCTTCTTTAGATACGCCGCAAGCAAGGGCGCAGTTCTTTGAAGACTTGCAAGGCCCGTCTGGGTTACACATGATTCAGGAACTATGGTTGAACGGATTATTGTCAGGCCCCAAAACGCACTTGATCAACATGTCATCAAATACATTGGCAAACTTAAATGAGTTTGTATTGGAAAAATTTGTGGCAGCTACAATCAGTTCAGTCCGCAGAGCGCCAATGGATGAAAAAGTATTTCATGGCGAGGTGATAGCTTCGTTAAGTGGTATGCGGGATACCTTAACCGAATCCATTCGTTTATCAAAAATGGTATGGAAGAATCGCAAAAACACCAAGGCTATTGAAGAAGAACTTGCCAAGGGCGGTGTTTCCCAACGAGTCAAACTGGAGGGATTCAGAGAGCCTGCTGCCACGGTTGAGAATTTAAACAAAATGCTGCGCCGTAATCAACGTGCTTTGCATGGCAAGGAAGCGGCGTTGTCAGATATTACCGAAGGGACATTCATGGCGCGAATGCTGGATGGTGCATTTCAACTCTACCGCAATTTTGGTGGTGCAGCCTTAATGACTGCGGATGCGTTTTTTAAATCGATGGCGTACCGTATGCAGATTCGCAGTTCAGCCTATCGCAAGGGGAAGGCGAAGGGTTTGGAAAACCATGAATTATCCGAATTTATTTTAAAACAAATCCAGAAGCCTGATCCATCGATTCGCATGGAAGCACAGGACATGGCGGAATACCTGACATTTACCAAGGCATTAGGTAAGCGTGGTAAAGCCGTACAAATGGCGATTGAGGCAAACCCTGAGTTACGTTTTGCATTGCCCTTTGTACGCACACCGCTGAATTTGAACAAATATACGTTTGAACGGTTGCCAGTATTAAACGGTTTTGTCAAGGAATCGAGGGAAGCATTTACCAATGCAGCGAAGCCTGATGCCACGGCTGCTCATCGATTGGTGAGAGACAAACATCTAGCTCGTTTAGCTACGGGATCAATGGTTGCAACATGGGCTTATAACTTAGCGGAAAATCATATGATAACGGGTAGCGGCCCTGTTGGATCACAGGCAAAACAAGCACGGGATGTTTTAAGAGCCGCTAATATTCAAGAGAATTCCATAGTGGTCAAAGATGACCAGGGAAAAACACATTTTTATCAGATTAGCAGATTCGACGGCTTCGGCACAATCATGGGTTTGGTTACTGATTTACACGCATTCAGTAGGGATGTGGATGAAGACACATGGGAACAGGGTAGTTTGGCGTTGAGTATTGCCATATCTCGGCAGTTGTTAAGCAAAACCTGGGCAACCAATGCACGGCAAGTCTTTGATGGTGTGTTAGCGCCGGAGAGCAACAACGGACAATACTGGAAAAATTTATTTGGCTCGGTTGTTCCAAGGTTGGTTGTGGATATGGGCAATTTTATTGATCCCACTGTATTGGAAACCAGGACATATTTTGATCAGATTAAAAAAGGTTTGCCAAAGAAATCAGGTGAACAGAAATTAGACCTTCTGGCAGAGCCTATTAATAAAGATGCTTCTATTTACGGATTCCTGTCACCTATCAAACATAAGGTAAAAACGGATGACCCGTTGAAACTGGAATTGGTGAAGATAGGATTGCCGCTTAATACTGTCGATAATGTGATTCAAGTTGGCGGCATTTCGCATCGGCTGACACCGCGTCAGGAAAATTTTATCAAGCGCAATATTATTAATGACACGAAAAATCCAATATCTGGTTTGAGTTTTCGCCAAACGATGGAGCATATAATTTCAGGCAAAAAAATACCACGTTTAGGTATTCTCCCTTATGAAAAAGATTATGACGGCTCAAAGATGACGCATCATCAAAAGGGTGAAATGTGGCAAGAACAATACAACGCTTTTAAAGATTTGGTGATGGGGAGTCTAAAACTTCGCAATGAATTTCCTGGGTTAGTAGACAGTATCAAGCGAAAGCAAGCGGAAAAATTGTTGAGGGAAACAGGACAAACGGAATCACCAACAGGCGGATTTAATTTACTACCGAGGTAAAAATGACCATATCAACTATCACAAGAACTAAGCAATACAATGGCAACAATAGCACCACTGTATTCGCCTACGATTTTAACATCCAGGCGGATAGCGAGTTGGAGGTCTACCTTGGTACTCCTGTAGGCGCTCCGACAACCTGGACGTTGCAGACAATTACGACACATTTTTCTATCAGCAATGCGGGAGTTGCAGGGGGTGGTGATGTTACCTTTGTCACAGCGCCTCCTACAGGAGTTGGCAATGTCTACATGCGCCGTGTGACTGCGAAGACGCAAGCCAGTAATTATGTAGAAAATGACCCATTCAGTGCGAATACTGTAGAAAATAATTTAGACAAATTAACGCAAATACAGCAAGACATGCAGGAAGAGATTGACCGATGTTTCAAACTCGGAAGCATCGTGCCGGATGCTGGAACGACAGAGGCATCCAGTGTTGTGGCGGATCGCAAGGACAAATTATTCGCCTTCGATTCCAGCGGAGATTTCTCTGTTACTTCTGAAATAGGGACTGTCAAAGGAAACTGGGCAGCGTCTACTGCATATGTGTTGCGTGACATTGTCAAAGATACAAACAACAATAATATTTACATCTGTATTACGGCACACACATCGAGTGGAGCAGTGCCAATTAGCACAAATACGGATGCGGCAAAATGGAGTTTATTGGTGGATGCCGCGTCAGCGACAACTTCTGCGGCGGCTGCTGCAACGTCAGCGACGGCAGCGGCTACTAGTGCAACCACAGCAACGGCGAAATCTGTTTTAACTGCGGCAGATGTGGTGTCAACAAACGCAGATGTGGTGTTAACAAACGCAGATGTTGTTTTAACGGCTGCAGATGTTGTTTCGGCGGAAGCTGCAAAAGCATCAGCAGAAGGTGCTACAGGAGCATTAGCCTTTAAATTTACTTTTGATAGCTCTACTACGATGGCTGATCCAGGCACTGGGGAATTACGCCTGAATCATGGCACGGTTGCCAGTGTGACTGCCATTGCTTTCGATGCGGTATCGGCTGATACCTCTAACCCTGATGTGAGTGATTACATAGCATCGTGGGACGATGGAACTAATAGCACACATGAAGGTTACATTACAATTCGCAAGTCTGGCACACCGGCAACTTATGCCGTGTTCTCGCTAACGGGAGCCGTGACTGATTCAACTGGGTATCTGACCGCAGTCGTCACTCATGTTGATTCAAATGGATCGTGGACTAATGGCGATACCATGTATGTTTCGTTTGCTCGGTCTGGGGACAAAGGTGCAACTGGGTCTACTGGTGGAGTCGGAAATGAATTAGCCGATAATGTTTTCCGCATCCAAGATAACAGCGATGCCACTAAAGAGATTGCATTTGAAGCCTCTGGCATAACTACAGGAACGACTCGTACTGTCACCATGCCTGATAGTAACGTAACGCTTGTGTCAAGTGGTGCAATCGTCAACGCTGACATTAATGCGAGTGCCGCAATAGCAACTTCAAAATTATCAGGGGCAGTAACTTCAATTCCTTCTCACGGTCTTGGTGCGTTAGCTAGTTTAGCAACGGTTGGGAATAGCCAGATAGATAATAATGCTGTAGATGAAGATAAACTTAAAGATGCGTTAGTTGGAGATTTCACGGATGCAACTGTAACAGCCTCAGATTATATACTTCACGGAGATGCTACAGATAGCGGTAATACTAAAAAGGATACGGTGCAGGGTATTCTTGATCTTGTTCCTACTGCTGGTGGAGCGTGGAACTATATAGCAACGGCTACTGCGAGTAGTTCTGCAAGTTTAGAATTTACCTCTAACATAGACAGTACTTATTCGGTTTACGTTTTTGTGTTAAAAAATATCTTATTTGCAACAGTATCGAATGGGAATTTGCACGTTACCCTATCAACTGATGCTGGTTCTTCCTATCACTCAACATCTTATTACTCTTCAACAAGTGGATATGACAATGGTGGAACTCTTCGATCTGCTTTTGTGTCAAACGGATCGGCTTTAAATTTAGCGGATAACCAATATGCTGAAACTCAGTACGGTGGACTTAGTGGTTGTGTGGAGTTGATTGACCCAAGTCAGGCAAGTGGAATATGGACAACAATGAATTGGCAATTGGGCGGGCATACTTCAGTGTCCACAGGTGGGCCATGTCCCCAAACTGGTTGTGGATCACGATATGCAACTGGTGACATTGATGCAGTAAAATTTCTCGCATCAGAAGGGAATATTGAGTCAGGCGAAATCAGAATGTACGGAATTTCAGATTCATAATAGGAGATAAAAAATGTCAAGAACTAAAGTTATAGCTAGTAAAGGGGGGGGGACAAGCGTTGCACTTACAGACGCTGAAGAAATTATTCGTGATGCAGAAGAAAAAGCAGTCGCAGATGCAAAGCCACACAATGATGCTCTTCGAGAAATTAAAGAATTAGAAAACACAATAACAAATAGAAGATTGCGTGAAGCATTGGCAACAGACGATGGTAAGACTTGGGTTGCTGACGTTGAAAAATTAATAGAAGCTGAAAGGGTTAAACTATGAGTACAATCAAAGTAACAGATGTAGTCCCTCAAGGCTGTCAACTATTAATGCGGAGCGATATTGGTAAAAACTATTGGCTTAATTTTATTTATGGCGCACATGATCGGATGCAACAGTGCGGTACTTGGATACGTTATTGGCACAGCTTCAAACTTGACTAGCGACATGCTAATTCGGCACCTTCAACCTCACCAAGAAGATAGCAAGCGAGATAATGATTAAATTAATTTTATACATAGCGGTACTACTTGGTGGAATGTATTTTCTTCTACCATCGGAATATTAGGAGGTAAATGGTAAAAACTATTGGCTTGATTTTGTTTATTGTACACATGATCGGATGTAACTCAGCAATTATAGGGTACTTGGTTGGTGCTACCACAAACGACACAAAGTTAGTTAGACAATTACAATGATTAATTTGCAAAGCATATCAGACAAGATCGACAAACTGTTAGAGTTGATGCGCGAGTTAGTAAAAATGCTTGGACAGATAAGTAAAAAATAAAACAGGAAACTATGGAGACATTTTTAAACTTTAGTTGGACACCATTTCTAGCAGTCTTTGCGTGGGTTGTTAATCGTGTGATGACAAGGCTAGATAGTTTGGAATCTGGGAAATCTGACAGTAGTGCAATCGCAAGACTAGACAGCGAGTTACATGAGATGGAAAAACGACAAGACAGATTACTCCATACTACCGTACCACGATCAGAGTTTAAGGCTGACATAGCCTGTCTCCATGCGAGATGCAATGAACTCTCTAATATCAAGGAGGATAAAATTAAAGACATTCGCCTGGTTAACTCTAAACATAAAGATAAAAAGGATGGATAAAATTAACGAGATTATTACTGCTGTACTGATATCTGTCACCGGAGTATTTGTATTTCTTGCCAAACGCCTCTTTGCATCCATTGATCATGCCAATAAACGCATTGATAGGCTAGAGGGAAAGTTGGTAGACCAACAATTTTTAGAGGGGCAAATTGCGCCTATTCGCGCTGATGTCCAATTAATCTTGAAGCACCTTCTTGCGGAGAAAAAATAGACTTTAGAGGGATTTTACATCCAGCACAAGGTTTTGTACGATAGCACTTCGTCTTAAAACAAAACCAACCGGAGTTACTTTTATTTCGCCCCCTGATCACCCTCCGTTTTGTACTCGCTTGGATCGGGGGGCAGCTTTTTTTATCCTTTCCTCCAGTTCAAATATTCGCTCATCTCTTTCAACAATTTTCTCTAATAGTTTTTCGTACTTCAGTCTATACATATCCTCCTCCTCTTGAGTAAGAGTTTGTGCTTGAGTTTCATCTCCATACATCAATCGCTTCATGTCCACATCAAGCGCTTTACAGATCGACTCCAGCAATGAGAGTTGACAGTTCCTGCCCCTGGCTAAACGCGTGTTCAGATTCGTTGGCGAGATATGTATCTCTTTTGCCAAATCCAACTGACTCATGCCACGCTCACGCAAAATGTTCTTTAAATTATACCTGAGATCCAAGTCTGCCATAAGATTCAAAAATAATTGAATTAAGTGTTGACTTATTCACGTTCATTAGTATATAATCGTTTTTATTAGGTATAGAAAGACTATAAGCTATGAAAAATACTATGTCAAGTGAAATTAAGAATAATCCTACCAGGGCTGCTGGGTTAATCCCTTTTCCTAGCTTAACGGGCTGTCCCGATTCTCATGGATCTGGACAGTCTGGCCCTCCCTCTATAAGACAACGCATTGAAAACGAATTGGTTGGCGTTCCTTTGCATGTTCAGAAAGATGCACTTAAACATCTCCTCCATCTGCTCGGCAAGGAGAACGCCAGCCATCTAAAAAAATTATGAACTGGATAGAAATTATACTCTCAATATTTTTTATTGCATTATTTATTAAGATTACATTTTGTATGATTGAGGATTTTAACGATGTTGACTGAAGAAATGAAAGCTAATCGATGTATCGCTCTTATGGGATCTCATGCCGCTATCATAGAAGGGGTGAGTCGATGGGGTGATGCACACTGGCTCTTTAATGTATTGCAAGGCAATATTTCCGATGACATTAAAGAAACTATCCCAATGATGCTGGGCAATCAGAATGAAGAAGTTGCCCGTAAATTATATACGGAAGCTACTGGCAATAAGGTGAGGCAAATTAGAAGAACACTTTGGCACAAGAATCACAAGTTTATTGGCGGACATCCTGACGGGATAGTCGTTGGCGACAAGAATCGAGGCATTGAGATTAAGTGTGTATTCCAAAGGGCAGAACGTGACTGGGAAGATGGTGTGCCAGAGTATTACATCAGTCAGGTGAAACACTACGCTCTCGTCACTGGCAGACTGAAGTGGGACTTCTCTGTTTTATTCATGGCGCATGGCAGACATCAAATATATGAACTGGAATTTACCAAGAAAGATTTAGACGATCTTTGCAGAAAAGAAGTGAAGTTCTGGATTGATGTCCAGGCAGGGCGTGAGCCGGAAGTAACGGATCGTTCTGCGCCTACCTTAAAAGAACTATGGAAAACGACTGATCCGGAATCTATCAAGGTTGCAGATGATGCAATTGCCAATTATGTCCAATCGAGGAAGAGCTATAAGGAGATGTACGAGGGTGTTAAATCATCCATCGATCTCGTTGAAAATAGAATCAGAAAATATATGAAAGGGTCAGAAACATTAATCAATGCAAACGGTGACACGATTGCCACTTATAGAATGAGTAAATCAGGCAGTCGTCGCTTTAACTTTAACATTAAAAAGGAGAAAAAAAATGGGAACCATAACGCAGATCAGTCCAGTCGGCAGGCTGGAGTGGGCGAAGCTGTTCACACCTGAGAAGAAGTTTGCTACGGAACAAAAGCCTCACGGTGTTTATTCCATCGATCTAATTTTAAAGAAAGATGCCGCTACTCCGTTATTGAAACTTCTTAAAGAGATGGACGATGCTAACTACAAACAGGCTGCTGACGATGCCCTGAAAGCTCATCGAGAGAAGAATGGTAAGAAGGATTCTTTCAAGGATGGATTAGCATTCGCCAAGGCTAAAGGGTTGGAGCGCAATGATCTCCCTGGTAAACCAGTTAAGGATGAGAACTTCAATGAAACTGGCGAGATTAAGTTCAGCTTTAAGGAAGATGCTGTCTGGGAAAAACGAGATGGATCTTGGCGTAAAGAGATGAAGCCTAAAGTTGTCAATGCGGTTAACAAACCTTGGGATAGAACGGTGGACATTGGCAATGGCTCTACTGGCAAGATTGCGTTTGAAATTAACCCTTACCAGAGGCCAGCATGTGGTGTGTCTGTTAAACTTCGTGGCGTACAAGTTTTAACTTGGGTTGAATTTGGAGGAAGCAAAAGTTCTTCTCCGTTTCAAGTAGAAGAAGGTGAGGATATCAATTCTGAAGATGCTGTTCTTGCTGCTGAAGGTATGTTTGCTAACGAGGATACCGATGTCCCGTTCTAGTTTAAAGCCACGTTTGATTCAACTGCCCGACGTATTAACTTACCTGGGCGTTAAAAAGCCCTTCTTTGACCAACGGTTAAGAAATCGATTGACCGAGGTTAAACTAGGGTATAGAACAATTGCTTTTGAAAAGGATGAGGTAGATCGTTTAATTGATTCCATCAAAAAGGGAGAAACATCATGTCAAACAAATTGCCAGCAGGGCTACAGTATAAGAACGGAAGATACAAAGTTGACAAACGATACAAGCCAGCCCCAGGCTACCAGTCTGTCCGAATACAAGTCACTCTTGGGGAAACCTCCAAAACTGTAGCTGTACAGCGTTACAATGATTTGATGACGGCTGAGTACAATCGTCAAGTCAACGGTCATGCGAGTTCACCCAAGCAGTTTTGGACTTGGCATCAAGGGGTATTGGCATACCTGAAGGAAAAAAAGATTCTTAAGACCAGCGATACGATGCGTTATTTTAACGTACTGGATCGCTACATTCCTGCCAATATGCCACTCAATGATATCTGCAATGATACCTTTGAGAAGTTGCGTGATGATTCAGCGAGTAAAGGCTTGCATGAGAATCGCAGAACAAAGGGGAACAAACAGTCTGCTACGAATCGATATATTCAAGTTGCCAGAGCCGTTTTATATTTCTGTAAAACGAAAGGCACGAATGATAATCGCTGGGTACAGCAAGACCCTAATTTAAGAACGCATGATGAGGAAGCAGAAAAGAGAATTCCGTGGGTATTAAATCACGAAGAAGAAATCCGTTTGCTCGATGCGTTGCCTGATCACTTGGCAGATATTGCCAAATTTATTTTACATACATCTGTAAGGTCTGGCGAAGCACTTAATTTGAAATGGAAGCAATTGCATTCCATGCCAGACATTGGCAGCTTCTTTTTAATTCCTGCCAGTGAGCATAAAAATAAGGAAGCAAAGCCTGTTTACCTAAACGCTGTGGCAGAAGCAATCATTGCCAAGTGTCGTGGCAAGCATGAGGAATATGTTTTTACTTACAAAGGGAATCCGATTAAAAAAATGTCACGCACCGCATGGCCCAACGCAATGCAACGGGCGGGGCTTTGGGATACATCATCTGAAGCATTGGCACATGCTACAAATCAAAGGGCGCATTACCCAATACCTCATGATCTAAGGAAGACATGCAACACCAGGCTCAAGCATCTGGGGATTCCTTTGGGAACTCGCCAGATGATACTAGGGCATAAGTCAGGGCATATCACTGACGATGTGTACACTGTGGCGACCTTAGAGCCTTTTAAGACTGCTTTAGATCAACTCGTTGAAAAGGTTGAGCAAGTTGAAAAATTAACTTTACTTCGAGCGCTAAAATAATGTATCCTAATTACTGTATTTTCACCTCCGAAACGAAGGCGCACTTGATGAATGTTCCTAACCTACTGAAAAAATGGTCGGGACGAGAGGATTTGAACCTCCGACCACTCGACCCCCAGCGTTTTACCCTCCATTGTAACACGTTTAAATCCAACATTAACAATCACCTAGTTTTTCCATTCGTTGCCATTCGTATGCATTCGTATGCCATGCGCCACTGGAATTCTACTAAAGGAGGAGAATGATGTGGCTATACATCCCAAGAGAATATTGTCCTTGTTCGCCGGAATTGCTGGACTCGATCTCGGAATTCGGCTTGTTTTTCCAGAATCTAGAACTGTCTGTTTCGTTGAGCGGGAAAGCTACGCAGCGTCCGTACTCGTGGCGAGGATGGAAGACAAGACCCTGGATGAAGCTCCTGTCTGGAGTGACGTTACAACCTTCGACGGCAGCAAGTGGAATGGAGTTGTGGATACAGTCGCTTTTGGCTTCCCGTGCCAAGACCTCTCAGTCGCAGGCAAGCGCAAGGGAATCAAGGAAGGGACACGATCAGGGCTGTTCTTTGAAGCCTGCCGAATTATTCGCCAAATACGACCAAGGTATCTTTTTATCGAAAACGTCACAGGACTCCTTTCTAACAAGTTCATGTCAGTCGTACTCGGAGAACTTTCCGAAATGGGGTTCGATGCACAGTGGGGAGTGTTTTCGGCAAGAGATGTGGGTAGCACCCATCTTAGAAAAAGAGTCTTTATCTTGGCCTACGCCAAACACAAGTGATCAACACAATCCGAATATGTCGGACAACCACGATGTAAAAAAAAGTTATCTGAGAGGGGTGGCTGCATCATGGCCTACGCCACGCATGAATGATTTTAAGGGACATTGTACAGACGCTACTACAAGAAAGGATGGCAAATGTCGGAACGATCAATTACAGAACGCAGTTATCCATACTGGCCCTTCGGCCCCGGTGAAACAGAACAATGGGAGCGACTCCTCAAAGAGCGCCCCGATCTCGCCCCAGCCGTTGAAAAAGGCGACTTGGGCAACTCCAGTAAGGCCAGCACAAAAAGAGTCGGAAACATCACTTGGCAGATGGAGAAAAGAGAGAGCGAGTTACGGCAAGGAGCTTCAGACGCAGGCAACGGAATTAACGATGAACTTGCCAAAGCGGAGGCTCAATCCAAAATTTGTCGAACACCTGATGGGGATGCCCCCTGGCTGGAGCTTGCCAATACCTATCGATCAGAACGTCTTCAAGCGCTGGGAAACGGAGTCTGCCCGCTTACTGCGGCTCTTGCATTCTCGGTCTTATGGGAACGAATGAAGGAGAACGAATGAAGAAAGAAAATTACAGTACGGGTGCGACTAGAAACGCTATCCCTGTCCGCTATGACTTGCTGTATTTCGATTTTATCAAAGCAATGGCAGAGGTGATGCTAGAGGGCAGCCTCAGTCATGGATCTCGCAACTGGGAAGCTGGAATGCCCGAAGGCACATGCATGAATCACCTGATGAATCACTTACAGCAGTATTTAGACGGCGATAGATCAGAGCCGCATCTCGCCAAGGTAGCTATCAACGCCATGTTCATGCAGTTCTACGATGATCGCGGCATACATATAGAAGATGAGGATGTAGAGAATGGATAACTTAATGAGATGTGAGTTTTGCCGATTTGTCGGGCAGATGGATTATGTTCATAACAAATTTAAATGTCCCAGGTGCAAGCAGATACCGCCGATGGGCGATTGCTGTCAGGGTGAAACTATTTTTGGAGATGCACCGCAAGATCCATGCGAGGGCGACGATGTCACTAATTAATACACTCGATTTCTGGATTCAATGCGTTGCCAGCCTGATTGCCATCATCAATATATGGCTACTGGCACACGATCAAGTCAAGCTCGGCTGTCAGATTGGACTCTTCGGGCAGTTGATATGGATTTATATATTCATAGACAACCAGCAGTACCCGCTCATTGCGACCGATGCCATTCTATTTGGAATTTACATTAAAAAACTCGTTGAAATTAGAAAATACAAATACAGGAGGATTCAGTTATGAAATGCGGCGTATGTGGAGGCAGTGGAGAATTACCGGATGTGACCTCGGATACTTATACAAAAATTATTAATTACCTCAATGCGAAAGTCGGGGCAAATTTTCAGTCTTCATGTAAGAACACACGCAAGTTGATCAGGGCGCGAATGAATGACGGCGCTAAGTACGAAGATTTTATCTCAGTAGTGGATAACAAATGCAAGGAGTGGGGGTCAAAACCGGATATGTGCAGATACCTGACCCCTTCCACACTCTTTGGAACTAAGTTCAAGCAATACACTCAAACAATCACTCCCAAACCTATCGCTAACCAAGTTGCCTACTAGTGCAGAGTTTTAAAGATGTAGGCATAGACACCAACGGCAGAGAAGGCAGCTTCAAAATGCAATGCCCCAGGTGTGGAGGAAAAACAGATTTGTCAGTCAATACTGAGAAGAAGGCATACCAATGCCACAAAGCCAAGTGTGATTTCAAGGGCTATCTGAAAGATGACCCACGCCCTGTCCAATGGCAGAAGAAGGATTATTTCAAACCCGTGTTTGAGAATAAAGGCTTAAACGACAAGGCAGAGGAGTTCTTTAAACAGCGCTGCATCAACCTGGAGATCGTCGCCAGAAATCAGATAACGATAGAGCGAGGTGCGTTGGCATTTCCCTATATCTACGAGGGTGAAGTGGTGATGGTCAAGTACAGAGGCCCGAACAAAAAGTTCTGGACAACCAAGAATCCGATGAAGGTTTTTTATAATGCCAATAAGATTTCCAAGGATACAAAAACTATTGCTGTATGTGAAGGAGAGATTGATTGCTTGGCGCTTGAAGGTGTCGGGGTTACATCCGTCAGTGTACCTAATGGCGCTCCGGCAGTTAACGCTACCTCTTTCGCTGACCTTGATGAATCCTTCAGAAATAGTGGTGCTATTTTCGACAACATCGAGAAGATCGTCCTGGCTACGGACGGTGATGCACCTGGACGCAAACTGGAGGAAGAACTAGCCAGAAGATTTGGCAAGGAAAGATGCTGGCGAGTGGTCTGGCCTGATGGATGCAAGGATGCCAACGCAGTATTAATGGAGCATGGAGAAGACATGCTGATTGAGTGTATCGACAACGCTCAACATTATCCTGTTGATGGTATTTATAGCGTCATGGGCTTTAGAGATAAGTTAATGAACTTGTATGAACATGGATTGCCTACCAGTTACTCGACAGGAAGTTTCGGACTGGATCATTACTATACCGTTATGCCAGGTGAATTGACTGTCGTGACTGGTATTCCAGGGCATGGCAAAAGTTCATTCGTCGAATGGCTGATGATCAATCTTATTAAAGAACATAAATTTCGCTTTGGATTGTTCACGCCGGAACACGAGCCAGTAGAAACTCACATCGCACGACTCTCCGAATTAATCGATGGCAGGCCATTTAGCAAAGAAGTTCCATCTCATAAGCGTATGTCTAAGGTAGCAATCGACAACGCCGTCAATCTATTGGAAGAACACTGCCATTACGTTATTCCTGATGCACTCAATCGAAAAGTTGATGACATTTTAGATTTAGCAAGAGTGTTAGTGGCAAGAGAAGGCATTAAAGGGTTGATCGTAGATCCCTGGAACGAAATTTCTATGGAAGATATGGGGGGTAAGAACGAAACACATTTCATACGAGATGCATTAGGAAAATTCAGGCGATTCGCCAGGAGTCATCAGGTAGCCATCTGGATTGTCGCGCACCCTGCCAAACAGTTTAAAGATAAAACTACAGGAGCTTACAAACCTCCTAATTTGTACGATATATCAGGCTCATCGAGGTGGCGTGATATGTGCGACAACGGTATTACGATCTTTAGAAAAGCGGAGAACGAAGGAGAAGACAGACACGCAGTCGAAGTACACGTTGGCAAAATTAAACATAAGTATGTCGGGCAGATCGGCAAGGTTGACATGCGATACGTCTACGACAGTGGAAGATTTACAGATCAGTTACACGCAGTTCCATAATTGGATTAGCGCCCCTGTTCCTCTTTTGTTAACGATTTTTTGTTTATGGTTTGATTTGAACTCATAAATAATAAGTCCTTTGTAATGAATGGCAATTAAAAAACTACCTAGCTAGCCAGTGAGTCGGTTACTTGACAACCATATCTAGTGTCTTGGCAAGTTTGCAATCGACGTTTTACAGGTTTTGTATGTTTTTTGTTTTTCAGGGAGCAGGGGCGCTTATTTTTATCAAGGAGAACAGATGATCTACCCAGTGAAAGTAATGGACAAACATGGAAATCTAAAAAAGGAGAAGTGCCTCGATGCCAAGCAGGCCGTCGATGCGTATTGGATCTGCAAATATAACAAGAAATCTAACACTCCAATCTTTGTACTCAGTCAGGCGGAACGCCTCGCCTGGAAGAGGATGCCTGGCAACAAGGCAACCAAGACTGCCAAGGGCTGGACTTATCTTAGACCTCATCAGAAGCAACGCGAAGCAATTCACAAGATCATATGCCAACGAGAAGAGTGTGGCAAGAGTGCCATGAAGACTATGAAACGAGCTAAGTTCTGCTCGGTGAAATGCCAGGTCATCGCAAGCAGGAAAATTCAGTATGCCAGACATAAACAGAGAAAAATGGAGGCAAAAGCCAATGCAAGACTCGGCAAAGTTCTACCAAAAACACGGGTATCTGGAGATTGAGGCTAAGAAGTACAACTGTATTTTATATCTAGTTAAGGACGCACAAATCAACGTGCCAAATAAAAACGTGTTGAGAGTTACGCAAAGGGGGCTTGACCAATTGAAAGGATTATTACCGGATGAAGTCAGGCAAATCTTCCACGCGGCGGAAATCTTCTGCAATAACCTGTATGACCCGCCGCTTAAAACCTCCCGCAAGCAACGAAAACAAAAGCGCGTGGATAGACCTCGGCAGCAGATACGAAAAGGAGTTCGTAAAACTACTCAGGAGGCATGGTGTTAATGCCGAAATTAATCCTGCCAAGAAGACCAATCCCTATCTCCCAGACTTACTGGTGGAGGGAAGAGTGGCGGAACTCAAGACAAGACGCACTCCCTTCTTCAAGACAGAACAGTACGGAATCTCCCCTGATACAGCTACGACAATTAACGAGAAAGATATTGAAAGATACATCAGAACGAATCCGGGCATGGTGGTCTTCTTCTGGGTCTACTGGCCCAAGCAGGAACGATACGGAGTCGAAGTAAAAGAATGCTGCGGTGTGTGGTTTGCCCGAATGGACAAGCTTAAAAAGATATGCGACTCAGCGCCAGTAAAGACTTATGAAAATAGATCAGGTGAGGATGGCAACAAGTTAACCAGTTACATCATCGACTTAAACGATTTGAGGCAAATGTTTTGAAACGACTTAAAGAAACATGGCAGAAAATCCGGCAGACCAACGCCAGGATTAAGGCGGACAAGAGGAATCGAGCGCTTGACGAATGGCGCAGGAGCCATCCGCAAGAGTATGCCAGTTGGTTAGCAGCAGGATGCCCGGACATTTTTATATATAGGGGTTAGATGAGCGAATCGACTGAACAGCAGGCGCTATTTGAATGGGCTGCAATCTATGCCAGGGAAACACCTGAGTTAGACCTGCTCTACGCCATTCCTAACCAGGGCGGAGCAGGCTACGGAGCAATGCGCCGTGGTATGAAAATGCGAAAAGAAGGCCAAAAAAAAGGGATACCCGATCTAGTTTTACCAGTTAGACGCGCCAACTGGAATGCGTTGTACATCGAAATGAAGGATGTAAAGGGGGGTAGGATGAGTCCGCACCAGTTAGACTGGATGAGTAAGCTTTCCTTGCATCAGAATTGCTGCGTGTTGGCGCATGGATTCGAGGCTGCCAGGGAATCCATTATGGAATACCTATCGCTCAACGATGCCATAGGCGACGCAGGCGGCAACAACGGAGCGCATGACGATCCATTTGGCGATGGGCCGTATCGAATATTTAGATAGCTTCAGTTAGACTTGTTGATAAGACTTTCGTTCCATACTTCAGAAAGAGGAACGTTTAGATCAACGGTCTGTAAACGAACATCGGTGCAACCGTGTTTTTTGCGCAACTGCTTCATTACATCTTCAGCTTGTTTTAAACTTTTTGCCTGGGTGTAAAGAACTTCCTCGCGCAAAGCCTCGATCTTTTCTTTATTGCCTTCGGGAACACCCCAAATAATATATTCATTTTTCATATCAATTCTCCCTTTTTTAAAACAACGCCAGTTAGACTGCTATTTAATTACAGCAGCCCCTGGCGCTTGAAATTTTCCAGACCCTCCTCGACAAAGTGCCGGATAAGCTCGGAAATAGTATAATTTCTTGTTACGCCATCCTGGTCAACGTAAGTTTGAGCTTTTGCCGCTTCCTGCAATGCTTTTAAATCAACGCCAGTTAGACGGAATTTTACGATCTCGCTTAGTCGTTTCTCTGGATCAAGCAAATGTGCTGGCATAGTGACTCCTGTTTTAAAATTCAGCGCCAGTTAGACTCGCCATTCGGCTCGTAAAAAAAACTCGCCAGCGCCAGTTAGACTGCGAAATAAGGGTTTAATCCCTTGCGCGGACGTATTGCAATGCTTGCCAATAACGCCCTGGTAAAGGATTAATCGTTGATTAATTCGATGGAATAATCTTTTATAGTGAATTCAAAGCCTTTTTCATACATTGTTATATTGTCGCAACCGTTTAATTTATTATTGAGTAATAGATTTGGCAATTCGTTTGCGTCCCATTTATTAGTCAATCTAATAGTTGCTTCATTATTATCGCCATCATAAAAATTGATATAGTCTGTTTGCCTTGAAATATCATTTAATCTATCGCGCAAACATTCTATATTTTTATTTAAATGCTGCATATCTGCGCCACGCTCTGGCAGCTGGTAAACATACGTTGCGCCAATATATTCATCTTTAGCTTTGTCGTATGCTCCATCCCTTGTTTTAAACTTTTTTTCAATATGCTTTTTAACAGTGTTCAAAGATTGTTTAGTCGTAACCTTAATTAAATATTCATTCATAATATTCAAGCTCCCTTTTTAAATAAACATCATTAGTAAAGCGAATAAACAAATTAAAAACAGTACAAAGCAATCTATAAGGATTTGTTTTAAACTCATTATTCAAATCCTCCGGCACGTGCGCCATGCGCCGTGATAGTAATATCCGCAGCTTGTTTAGATCCATTGCATAAAAGACAATCAATGCATTGCTTCCCTTTATTTTCTGCCGGGCATGTAATCTCTCTATAATATTTTTCCATCCTATTAGAATTGCGAAATTCAGTTTTAGGAATAACGCGAAAAGTCCTAAAGCCTAGTTTTTTGGCCTTATCTTTTAAATCGTAACTTTCGACGCTTGCCATAAAATATTTGCTTAAGCCAGGAAAGCGCTTCCAGCTATGGGTATAGCCGGTAAAATCCTTGCAATTTTTAGTAATTGCATTTATTAGCCATAGTGGCAATGCTGCCGGATCACCATAAGCGCCGAAGCGGATAATAAGATTATAAAGATAACGCCAATAATCACTTTTATTCAATTGCCCATATACGCCGCGCTTATATGCGTTGTAAACAGATAATGGGCCTTGGAATAAAACAACATAGCAATTGTCTTTTATAGGGCAATCGCCACAAACTGATATATCTTTACCTTGTTTTTTGGCAATGTGTGGCGGCGTATCTTCGCGCATAATCCATAGCTGCGCCATATTGCCTGTTTTAATATTTGTGGATTGCAATGTTAATATTACTACTATTGTTTCGCCGTCGATACGCGATGGGCCTTTGTATAGGACATAACCTTTAGGATGTGACATTGTTAAAATCTCCCTTTTGTGTTAAAAGGGAAATAGCAAGCGCTCAAAAGTTTGCTAAATCCCTTGTGGATTGCGTCGTCTATCTATTCAAAGTAGATATGGCGACGTTTTTTTATTTGCAAAATTGAATATATTGAATAGTTCTAAAACCATAAATGCTACAATTTTCTTTAATAACTACGCCATTTTTTGCTTTGTATACTTGTTCGCCGTAATCAATAGCTTGTCCGTTTTTATGTGTTGATAAATGTCTACTTTTAATCTGATATCGTAAATCTTTTAAGCTTTTATATTTACTGGTAGGAATTTTTATTGTTTTTTGATGGAATACTCTTTTCGGTTTTTTGGCAACAATATCATTTTCTTTATAATATTTAGGCCATGCTTTGCGCCATGCTTCTACATGAAAAAACCTATCTACTAAATATTCATTTATTATTATTCCCATTGTTTTAAATCTCCCTTTTTATTGATTTAAAAAATAAGCAAAGTTAATACAGCATTGTACTTTGTAGTCATAACCATAAAATTCCACATGCTTTGATAATTTTTCGCATGGGAAATTTGTTTTTCCAGCAAACAATTCAGTTGTTATAGATAAATTTCCGCGGATTTGGAACTTATCTAGTTCTTTGTGAATCAATTCTGGATTGTCAATTCCTATCACCTTGATAATGTCCCTTGCTAATATTTCAGATTGCTCTTCTCTCGTTCTATCCTCCAAATTGACTTGTAAATTTTCCATCGTTTTAAATCTCCCTTTATAGTAGTGGTTTAAACTTGTGTTACAACTTCCATAATAATAGTCTTAAACAAATATTTGTCAAGATAATTCGTAATATTTCTTTATATATAGGGATATTTTTTTGTCGCTGATTTGCCGATTTACCGGGAAGCTAGGATATGAGTTGTATTAGAATATGAGCTTAAAACGGATTTGAGAGCCTGGTATTTTGGGATTGATGGCAATGTTTGCCAATATTCCTATAAAAGGATGGATCGGTGAATTGTACGGCTATTCTATATGGTAGGATTTTCCGGAGGATTGTCGGAGGATTGCTGCAATGCGGATTGTTGGCCCGCTTCAAAGGATGCCTGGTGAGCCAGTTGATCAAGGTGATTAGTAATGAGATATGCCATTATGTCGGACATTGATACGCCAAGCTTCAATGCTAATGCCTGGAATTTCTGATGCTCAATTGAAGTAAGACTGCAAATTACCTTGCGAGGATATCGGCGAGATACCTTGTCTTTTAATGTTAGACTTCGCATACCCGGCTTAAATCTTCCCATTGAATCTCTTTGATCGCCGTATGGGTTGCCCCTGGATCTTCGCCGTTGCGTTGTCACTGAAATGTTACTGGCTCCATAGGGTAGGGTAGGCTAACTCATTGTTAGCGTGGATGCTATAATGTAAGCGAACGTGCTTATAAATGAAGTGATTGATATTTTTTGCCGCTTTGAAATGTGAATTTTAAAATGATGACCCCAAAGAAATTTTTTTCATCATCGATAAATGGTTCCCCCACACGTATTAAACCAATTTCCAAGCCGTGCCACAGCATAGCCCTGTAGGGTTGCAACACATCGTATCATCTAGTCCTCTGCTATTAAGTCGCAGCCATCGTCCATAACGCGCTTGAAGAAATCCCTCAGTGTATCGTCATTCATCTCTTTGAAGCATTCGGCAAAATCGTACACCAGAGGCTCGCCATCGATATCCAGTATTTTGCCAAAGGTAATAGACGCTGTCAGAAAATGAGTATGCCCTGATTTGATGGCATCTTTGATGGAGAGATCATCTGGATCGTCGGTAAAGGGGTCTTCAAACATAGCGTAGCTCCGAGCCGAATGGCGAGTTTTTTAATTTTTTTTTATGGCATTCTTTTGCTTTTCCCGCTGAAGCGGGCAAGTTAACGAAGTTCTAATCTATTGATAGATAGACTGCTCCGCAGGAGTGTAACATCAAAGACATAAACAACAAGCTTGGAAAACCTCGTAAAAGACACTCGGTTTTCGGGAGTGAGTAAAATATTTGTCTTGTTAAACTCCGTTTGTAAATATGTCTTGTGAAGAATATTACAAGTAATAGTTTATCATACTTTGAGTGAAATGTCAAGGATATAATGCACCTTGCAGTATATTAGTTTCTATGGCATGTACTATACCTGATTATCCATAATCTCGCTACACCATATGTTGTGGTATCTGTTGTGGTAGGTATACCATATGTAGTGGTATGATGTCAATGTATACCATATATGGTATTAGTGCTTGACAAACACCACTATATGTGGTATAATGGTTGTGCAAGTATATAATGGGATATTTATAAGTTATGGCAAGCATGAATGAAAAGTTCGCGACTGGTAGTACGCAGGGAACTCACAAAGCCTTGCCTGAGAGAAATTGTACACGATGCAGACACCTGGCTTAAAGAACATTCATCGGATGTGTCGATTCCATCCAGTTGGCCTGAGCCTTGGCAGTTCTCAGCGCATTACATTGGGGTTCGTGAAATTCCTTATGGATTGATCAAGGTCGATCCGCCCAATGAGGACGACAGCGAATTGCCAAACATGCGGACACCTCAACCTGATTGACAAGGAGGTGATCTTTGGATCTGTTTTTGACTGGTATGTCTGCGCTCAATGCGATGACGTTTATGTCAAATCCCAGTATGGCGAGTGGATCGAATCGAATCCGTATCAGGAATACATACAAACTTTAAAACCTTGGTAAAGAAATGACTGTAAAGAAAAACCCAAACGCTGATTCACCAGGGGACTTTGTTGGACGAGGGGGTCTAGGCGCTGGTGGAGGCAGAACTTACACTGGCTCTACGGGTGGCAAAAGTATCGTCACTGGTAAGAAGAGTTCTGTTTCAGATAAGACTAAAGAGAAGTTGAAGGAGAAGAAGAAAGAGGAAAAACTATCTAAAGAAGAAGCTAAAAAATTAAAAAAAATTTTAGATCGTAGAGATAAAGAATGGAGAGATTTAGCTAAAAAAGAAGAAAAATATGCGAATAGGAAACCTGGTGAATTGAATAAACTTTTTCCAGGGAAAAAATCTTGGTAATGGGCGACTTAACAGAACATTTCTCCAGAAAAGAATTCGCATGTCAATGCAATTGCGGCTCGGACAAGATATCAGCAGAACTGGTATCGAAGCTTGAGATAGTCCGCCTGATGTATGGCAAACCCATGAAGGTAACATCCGGCATACGCTGCGATACGCATAATAAAAATGTGGGTGGCAGGGATGATTCTGCACACCTGGATGGATTAGCGGCGGACATTGCTGTTAACGGATGCTTTGAGAGAGATCAGTTGGTAGGGTTTCTCAGGACTCATTTTTCAAGAATGGGCATAGCAAGGAATTTTATTCACGTTGATGTAGCGGATGAGGCGGGTAAGCCGTCACCGTGTTTATGGGTGTATTAAGAAAGCAGATCAAAGAGCTTGTGCCGGAGCAGCCGATTCAAATTGAATGGGAAGACGCTGGCGATATTGAGGGCGAGAACGCCTGGGCTGATTTGAGTGATGTGAAGAAGTACAACGAGATCCCTGTCAGAACCGTAGGCTTTTTTCTGAAAGCGACAAAGAAGACGATTTACTTTTGCAACAATATTGAAAGCAGTGACAAGGACAATAAGTGTACGGCAATACGGGGGCAGATCCCCATAGGGTGCATTAATAAAATTAACAAACTAGAGGTGCAATAGATGGTCAAGGTATTGATCGAGATGATTGACAAGGTAGCTCCTGGGTATAAAACCTATGCGTTGATGGCAATAGGTTTTGGCATGATGGTTTGCCAGATGCTTGGGTATCACCAGTTTCCACAGGAAGCATGGGGATTACTTGGTATTGGCGGAGCAGCGACTTGGAAGATGGGGCAAGACCGTAAGTGACAACGCTGATCATTACTCTGGTGATCGGAGTAGGGGCAGTAATTTATCTAATCAGAATTGGCAGACAACTTGAAAAATCTGGAAGCTATAGAGCGGCATTGGGGATTCATGGAAAAATCAACAAGGTGCGCGACGCAATACGCAAAAAACGCAACGATAAGATTAAGCGCATGGATGATGACCCTCGTTCTGTTTTTACTTCTGACGAGTAGTTGTCAATCGTTCCCTGGGGAAGGTATTAATGTTGCCTATCCCTTGCGCCCCGTAGACCCGGAGTTATCGTTTGAGGATGTCGGAGGGCATTGCATCGATGACGGGGAACTAAGAAGGCTGGGGATATTTTACATCGATAGTAAGGCGTATTTTGATGCAACAGAAGCCATACTCGATGCGGTTAATGGTAAATAACATCGCGGCACACATACTAATACTCGCGTTGGCCTTGCCAGGAGCCGCACTTGCAGACTGGATACATGACGAGGGTGTTGTTGAACCTCCACAGGAAATGATCCTCGGATGGAATGTCAATGAAATCCCTGGCAACGTAACGATTTACTACGATGTCAACGGGGATCGCAAACCTGATATCGTTTTCGCACATTCGATCAGGTATATGAATAGCGGGGTGCAATGTGATGCTAAGAAGGTTGGGAATGAACATTACTGGATCTATACCACATGTCCGGCAGATCACGCCGCCGATTATTTTATTTATAAGAAGTGGACACTATACAAATTTATAGGCAGCGGATGGAAGAGAGTGTATCAACATGTTGAACGAAATGAGCGAGACGGAACGTGCCGCATTCAACAAGACAAACAAGGCTCTGGGAATCAGGACTTACAAGGAGCAGGAGAAAGCTGTACAGGAAACTGAAGACCTTGGAGTTGCTGGAACTATCAAAAAAGCGGTTGCTAACATTGGAGGAGTGGAAGAGCTTACCGCCTGGGCAAGATCCTCAGATAGAAATCGCAGAGAACTTTTTGGATGGTACGCAAAATTAGCGCAGAAAGAAGAGAACGACGTTGGCTTAAAAGTTCAAGTGAACATCGTAAATTATAATGGCGACCCTGACACTACCACACAAGTTTACACCGAGGAAGTACCAGCTCCCTCTGTTTGAAGCCTTTGATAATGGTATCAAGCGGGCGGTACTCGTTTGGCATCGACGCTCAGGAAAAGATAAATGTTCTCTCAACCTCTGCGTCAAAGAAATGTTTCAAAGAGTCGGACAGTATTACCATCTGTTCCCGACAGCAAGACAGGCAAGGAAGGCCATATGGGATGGCATTGATAAGGCTGGTTTAAAAGTCATGGATCATTTCCCAAAGGAATTGATCAAGAGCAAGAATGAAACGGATATGAAGATAACTCTCTCAAACGGGAGTATCTATCAGTTGGTTGGGACAGACATGGGACTCGATTGGCTCGTCGGGACAAATCCTGTCGGGCTGATCTTTTCCGAGTATCCGATTATGACACCGAAAGCCTGGGATTTAATGCGCCCTATTGTAAGAGAAAATGGCGGATGGGCTTTATTTATTTATACACCGCGTGGTCAGAATCATGGTCATAAGATGTATGAAATGGCGGATAAGAATGATCAGTGGTTTTGTTCACGGTTGACAGTGGATGACACGAGGCGTGATTCGGTGGGTGAAGACGGATCGCCAGTAGTCAGCCCAGAAGACATTATTGATGAGGAACGTGAAGGACTTAGTCCAGAGCTAATACAGCAAGAGTATTTTTGCAGCTTCCACGCGGCAATCCCCGGAGCGTACTTTGCCAGGGAGATGACGAGGGCGGAAGATGATGGAAGATTTTTAAATATACCGTGGGAATCGAAGATAGATGTCGAGACAGCATGGGATCTTGGTATTGATGATGCCACGGCAATTATTTTTTACCAGACGGTAGGTAATGAAATTAGATTGATTGATTATTACGAGGCCAACGGTGAGGGATTACCACACTTTATCAACGTGCTTAAAAGCAAGCCTTACGTTTATGGGGCGCATCATGCGCCGTGGGATATTGAAGTGCGAGAACTTACTACAGGCAAGAGCCGCAGGGATACGGCACGGAGTCTGGGAATCATTTTTACAGTCGGTAAAAAAGTACGAGCAAAAGAAGAAGCAATCGAACAGGGACGACAAATAATTTCCAAGTGTTGGTTTGACAAGGTGAAATGTGAAAAGTTGATTTCATCGTTACGCAATTACCATAAAGAGTTTGACAACAAGATGGGAGTCTATAAGAAAAACCCAGTTCATAACTGGGCCTCGCATGGGGCTGATGCTTTCATGCAAATGGCAATGGATTACAGAACGCCGAGGACATCCGCATTACAAACCGTGGCAGAACAGGAGTTTGATATTTTCTAATGAATATTCTTGATACTTATTTCACAATCATGGGTGGCTCTCCTCCGCCAAGACCCGTTTACAGTCCTCCTCCCCCTCCAAAGCCTGCGCCAGTGGATAACTCTGCGGCAATGCGACAGAAGGCAGCAGAAAATAAAAAGCGTGGCAGGACTGCATTAATTACTAATAAAGATGGAGCATCTGGGTTGGGTGGCGAAAGCGGCTCAAATGCTTCTGGTGAAAAGAAAACGCTGGGGGGCTATTGATGAACATACTTGATTTTATTTTTACAGGATGTTTTGGGTCGCCAACTCTTCCGCCGATGCCTCCTCCGCCTGCTCCATTACCGGATGTGAGTAAAGAGCAAGAAGAAAAGGAAGCTAAAGCCCGCGCTGATAAAGCAAAAGATAAAAAACGTGGCAGAGCTTCGTTGATTACCAATGAAGGTGGCGCGGCTGGATTAGAAGAGGATGGCAATACTGCTAAACAAAAATTAGGCGGATATTGATGGGAGCCGCAATGCCTCAAATGATGCTTGGTATGGCAGGCCCAAGTTTCCCTAAACATCAAGAAGCAATTGGGGCAAAGTATGAAGGCGATCCAGACATGAAGTATGAAAAACAATCCGAGTTCGCTAATGCTATCGAGAATTGGGAGAGAGATGGCCCTGCTCAAAATTTAGGCTTATATAGCAAAGGGCTTCGTGCAACGGCGGAGAAATCTAAACCTGGGGATTCATTAATCACAGGAAACGACAAGCCAAAAAGAAAACGAATATACGGAATGGGTAAAAGTTCAGGCGAAGAAAAATCAGGCACGGTAAAGAAACCAACATTAGGTGGCGAATAAATGGCAGTCAATGCAAAGAGCTTAATCAAGCGTAATGAAACACTAAAAGAAGACCGCAACCTCTGGGACAGTTTTTACAGGGATGTTGTGGACTATATTCGTCCACGCAAGCAAACCGCAGAGGAAAGCCGTGTGCCTGGAGTCATTCGGCACAAGCATTATGATTCGACTGCGCCTCACGCTGCTAATACATTAGCGTTAGTCATGGCGGATACCTTAACGCCGAAAGCCATCCAGTGGTTTGGCTTCAAGATTCCCGAAGCATCTCCGTTCAAGCAATTCAATGATAACCAGAACGTAATGAACTGGTTTAAGACGGTTGAGGATGGAGTTCGCTTTGCTCTTGATCAAAGTAATTTCTACCCTGTCGTCAACGAAATTTACCTCGATTTTAATTCATTTGCAACGATCTGTTTATATGTAGAAGAGGCAGAACTGAAGCAAAAAGGTTTTAACGGATTAACATTCAGAGCCTTGCCCATTGCTTCTTATGTATTTGCCGAGGATGATGCTGGCATTGTTGATACGGTCATGCGTGAGTACGAATTAACGGCACGGCAATTTGTCCAGAGATTCCCAGGAACAACCGTTCCAGGTGAGATTGCAAAATCATTAGAACAAACTCCAGACGATAAGTTTAATTTTTTGCGGGTGGTCGCACCAACCAAGGAATTGAGTTCCAAGGTTAAGTTCCCTTACGCATCGGTTGACATCTTGGTTGACAAACAACTCGTAGTCGATGAACGGGGATACAAGGAATTCCCTTACATGGTTGGCAGGTGGGACAAAGCGTCTGGCGAAACAAGAGGTCGTGGCCCTGCCGCGATTGCGCTCGATGACATCAAGTCACTCAACCAGTTGCGTAAACTTGAATTGATAGGTTTGGAGAAAGCAGTCAATCCTCCTATCTTAGCTCCCGAAGATGGATTCATCGGTACGGTGAAACTGGGAAGCAATTCAATTATCTATTCACGCAATCCCAACGATGTAAGAACACTGCCGACAGAATTACGCCTGGATTTATCTTCATTGAAAGCGAATGATCTCAAACAATCTATTCGCGACATCTACCTGACAGATCAATTAAACATTCCAAGAACAAAACAGATGACAGCTTCAGAAGTCTCTGTACTCCGTTCAGAAATGGAACGACTGCTCGGCCCGACGATTTCAAGATTTGAATCAGAAGTGTTAGGGCCAATGCTAAACAGAACAGTCGGTATCATGCACAGGACAGGAGCATTGCCTCCGCCTCCCCCAGAAATTCAAGATTTAGATGCTATTGATATCGAGTATGTCGGACAACTGGCACGATCTCAAAAGATGGTGGAAGTTGAATCGATACAGAACTGGATTAGTTTGATCGGGCAATTCGGGCAGATTGATCCAAGAGTATTGCAGTTACCTGATCTCATGGCAGCCGGAAGAATTATCGCGCCTGTTTTAGGTGTTCCTAAATCAGTTGTCAAGGGCGCTGCACAAATGGAAGAAGATGTTGAGCGAGAACAACAGAAACAAGCTGAAGCAGAACAAATGCAGAAGATGGGCGCTATGGCAGAATCGGCTGGTAAAGCAGCGCCTGCAATGAAAGTCATGCAAGATGGAGCGGCAAACCTAAGTGAAGAAGACAAAGCGGCGCTTATCCAGCAGTTCACAGGAACTAACTGAACGGCAGATAGCAAGCGCGTTTTACAATACATTTACGAGTGGAGATGGAGGGTTAGTGTATGAGTGGTTGCAAAACCAATACAATAACACATCCAGTTTTGTCCCAGGAGAGCCGGAAACAACAGCCTACAATGAAGGATGTCGGGCCGTGTTCCTGCAAATCAAAAAAAACCTGGACTACTGGGAAACCAAAGGAAAGGAATTATGAGCGAAGAAACGACTGCAACCTCGGAAGAGGTAGTCACAGAAGAAGTAGAAACAACAGGAGTTGAGTCACAAGCAGAAGAACAGAAAGAAGAAACATGGCGGGATGGTTTGCCCGACGATTTGCAGGGAGTCAAAACTCTTGAGAAGTTCAAGGATGTTGACGCACTTGCGAAGGGATATGTCCATTTAGAGAAATATTTCGACGGCACAATAAAGATTCCCGGCGAGAACGCAACGGCAGAAGAGGTTGAGAGATACCATGCCAAGTTGGGAAGACCTGACACTCCCGACGATTACGATTTTGAAAAACAGGAAGTCCCTGACGGGATGAATTACGACGAACACATGGAAGGTGAGTTCTTAAAGAAAGCTCACGGCATGGGTTTGAACAGTAAGCAGGTGGGTGACTTGTATAGTTGGTACAGTTCACAAACCAAAGATATGTTTGTGCAGCATCAAGTCGCACAGGAAAACAATATCCAGAAAGCCGAGATAGAACTTCGGGCGGACTGGGGCAGACAGTACGAAGAGAAACTGGCAGGCATTCAAAGATTAGTGGATCAGTATGCCAGTGGTGAGGAAAAGCAATACCTGGATACATCGGGATTTGGTAATGATCCTCATGTCGCTAAGTTTCTCGATAAGATCACAAAGGATTTTGGTGAAGCAAAACACTTAGGTGATCCCAAGATCAATGCGTTTACTGATCCAGATTCTGCACAACGAGCTAAAGATTCTTTCTATAGAGATACAGAAAGTGATGATTACAAAGCGTATTTCAGCGAGACGCATCCCCGCCATAATGAGGTGGTCAAGATGCTGGATCGATGGAATAACACGATTCATGGAGATGAATAATGCCCATGCACAAAGATATAAAGTGTGTGGATTGCATTCATCTCGTACCGCAGACGCAAGTCTGTATGGAATACAAGGCATCAGTGGAAGCCGAGGAAACGCGTAACTGTTATTTCTTTAAAGAAGGCAAGTACGCAGAACCAGTGGCAGAGATTGTGCCGATTAGGAAGGGAAGAAGAAAAAAGAAACTCCCTTCCGTATTCCCAGAGGGACAACCCGCATAGGATAATTGTTTCTTACAAATTTTTAGTCCTGGTAATCCGCAAGGATCAGGCGTTTTAACGCAACCAGGAGAGTCCAAGGTTGGGCAACTCTCCGCACAATGATTTATTAACAGGAGAGTAAAATGTCTACACAAATTAATAAGGCGTTTGAAACCTCTTTTAGTGACAACTTCATACACTTGGCGAGTCAAAAGCAATCCAAGTTGGGTGGGGCTGTACGCTATGAGCAGGTTAACGATGCGAAGCAGTTTATGTTTGACCGCATGGACACGGTAAGTATGGTTCAAGCGGTCAGTCGTCACGAAGATACTCCGTTAACGGAAGTACCTTTTTCCAGACGACGCGTTACATTTAACACTTACAGGGCGGTTGATTTAATCGACAATCCTGACCGTGTGAAGATGGCAAAAGATCCAACGTCACCGACAATGAAACAATTGACGGCGGCAATGAATAGACAGAAGGACGATGTAATTATCGCCGCAGCTTTGGGGAATGCCTATAGTGTTAGTTCCGCTGATGCTGCGTCTACGGTTGCACTTCCTTCTGGACAAGCCATAGCAAATGGTGGAACTGATTTAACATTAGCAAAATTGTTGCAAGCTAAGAAGATTCTTCTAAGCAATGATGTAGATCCAGGGGAAGAGCCGATGTATGTAGTGGTTGGCCCTGACCAGTTGGAAGCATTGTTGAGTGTTACCACTAATACCAGCGTGGATTTTAACAGTGTGAGAGCGCTTATGAATGCAGAGCTTGATACTTGGTGTGGATTTAAATTCATCATTTCAACACGCCTTGCAAAAACGGGCAACATTAGAAGTTGTTTTGCATGGGCAAAATCAGGAATTGGTCTTGCTATGAACGGTACTCCTAATATTCGCATCTCTGAGAGAAGCGATAAAAATTATAGTACACAGTGCTTCGTGGAATGTTCTTTAGGCGCAACTCGTATAGAAGACGAGAAAGTTGTAAAAATTGATTGCGACGAGTCCTAAGTGAGGCTAACTGAATCTTAATTTTATTTTTTAAGGAGTATTAATCATGGGAACAGCTTATTCAACTGAACTGACCAATCTTGAGGCAACCCCTCAAGTGATGGTGAGTCCTGGTAGTGCTACCGGCAAGATTCGTGTGTGGTCTGACACGATTGCTGCTGGTACAGGGGATATCGACGACGACGATATTCTAATGATGGCGGAAATTCCGTCGAATGCAAAAATCAAGTCTATCAAGTTGTACAACGATGACTTGGATTCAAATGGATCTCCGGCGTTGGTTACTGACGTTGGAATCTATAACGGTAACGTCAAGTTTAATGACACCGATGGCAGTGCGACTGCATATGCCGCTGAAGGTGTGATTGACCGTGACTGTTACGGAACAGTGAGTACCGTTCTTCAAGCCGCTGTAACGGCTGGAACGGAATTTCGTTACGAAACCCTCGGTATTGAAACCGTTGGCAACTTTATGTGGGAAGATGCCGGATTGACTTCTGATCCCGGCAGAATGCTTCGCATAGCGTTGACAATCGAAACAGTTGCGGCTACCGCTGCTGCTGGTGATATTACGATGGTTGTTGAGTACATAGTCAACTAACTGATTGGGGGCAGTCCAAAAGGCTGCTCCCTTTCTTTATCAAATGAGAAAGTAAAAAAAGTTTTTAAAAAAGTGTCACAAACTAGGTGTCTCAAGTGACTTATATGTAATAGCAACAAAACATATAAGGATCTTAAAAAATGCAAAAGAGATATAGAAAATTCAGGAGTATTTTAAAAACAAGAGAAAAGGTTAAATATCCACTAAGAAAAATTATAGAAAAGACCAAACTTGCTGATGGTTTTTTTGATAAACAGCACGTTATTTTACAATGTGGGCATGAGATAAGATGTTCAAGTGGAGCAATTTACAAGGCAAGGTGCTATAGGTGTCCAAAAAAAAATATGGATTCAGAAGAGGATTAGCACAGTTTAGTAAAATTGTGAATCATACAAGGAATTCTTTATGGCAAGTTTTGTAGAAATTTCATCTAACGCATTACGTTTACTGGGGGACGATCCGATTACATCGTTTGGCGATGATACGGAACGCGCTCGTTTAGTGAACGCTATCTATGAAGAGATGCGTGACGAAGTAACAAGGGCAGCGGTGTGGAACTGCTGTAAGTCAAGACAAGTATTGGCATCACTCAGTGAAACGCCAGCATTCGGTTGGGCTTATTATCACCAGTTACCAGCGGACTGTTTGCGGGTTGTGGATGTATTGTCGGGCGACACAAGGATTGATCACACGATTGAAGGCAGACGTTTAATGACAGATGTTAGTTCTGTCAATCTGATCTTTTTAAAACGAGTGACAGATCCTAACGAATTTGATTCATTATTTATTTCAGCCTATACCGCAAGGATTGCCGCTGAATTGGCATTGCCGATTTCTGGTAGCAATACAGTTGCAACGGCTATGTGGACAGGCTATGACAAGAAAGTCAAGGAAGCAAGAACGATTGATTCACAGGAAGGAACGCCTGCCAACCTGGATGCACAGTCGATCATGGATGCACGTGCAGGGAGTGTTACATAGATGGCAAAAGCCCATGCAATGTATTCGACTTTCACTACGGGGGAGGTCACCGAGCGATTATCCGGCAGAGTTGATCTGGCAAAGTATAAAGACTCGCTTGCCACTTTAGAAAATGGAATTGTTCTGCCTCATGGCGGAATCAAACGAAGAGGCGGTTTGAATTACGTTGCTGATGTCAAGGCTGCGACAACTGGCTCGGAGTTGGTGACTAACGGCACGTTTACCAGCGACATTGCAAGTTGGACAGATAAGTCGGTTGGCAGTGGATCATCGATTGCTCATTCTACCAACTTGATGAACATTGTTTCAGTGGATACCAGTAATTATGGCTGGGCAGAGCAAAGCATCACGGTAGTCAAAGGGCAACGATATATTTTGACGTTTACGATTGGCACGGGCGCAATCAGTGTCCAAGTCGGAACAACAACGGGTGGCGAGGAAATTTATGCGTCAACTAGCATGGCGGCTGGAACACATACGATTGAGTTCACCGCAACGAGTGCCACTTCGGCGTTTATAGGATTTAAACATACGACAGGAGCAACGCATACATTAGATACGGTGACATGTAAAGCGGGAACGCAAAGTGCGAAGGTAAGATTAATTCCATTTGAGTTCAGTGTTACGCAACCTTACATGTTGGAGTTTGGTAATTTATATATTCGTGTTTACAAAGATAATGGGCAGATTACAAATAATGGCAAGCCTGTAGAGATTGCGACAACTTATACAACCGCAGATTTATTCGACATTCAGTATTCCCAAAGTGCAGATACATTATATTTGGCACATAAAGGAAGAGCGCCTACAAAATTAACTAGAACATCAGATACAGCCTGGACATTAACGACAATCAGTTTTACTGGCTCAACCTTCCCATCGACGTTTTGTGCTGGCTCTGCTGGAACAGGAACGGATGGCAATGACAAAAACCCAGGCGCTGTTACATTTTATAATCAGCGTTTGTACTGGGGTGGTAGTAATGATGACCCTCAAAAGATTTGGGGAAGTACGGTAGCCGAGTTTGAGAACATGCATCAAGGATCTGCAACGGCAACCGACAGTGTTGAGTTTACACTCGTGGCAAATGAAGTAAACGCCATTCAGTGGCTGGCAGAATCCACAGATATGCTTTGCGGAACATTGGGCGGAGAGTTCACTATTTCTGGTGGTATCGATGACAATATTACAGCAACCAATATTAAAGCAGTACGCCAAGCAAGTTTTGGCAGCAATAAAGTAACGCCACTTAATGTTGGTAATTTACTTTTATTCAATCAGCGAGCTGGCAGAAAAGTTCGTGAACTGGTTTTTAACTTTGATGTTGATGGATATTTAGCGCCTGACATTACTTTGTTGGCAGAGCATGTTACAGCATCTGGCATTACTGATATGGCATACCAGCAGGAAGAAGATGCAATTGTCTGGGCGATTACTGCCGACGGAGCATTGATTGGCTGCACTTATTTAAGAGATCAAAATGTAGTGGCATGGCATCGACATCCAGTGGGGGGAGAATTGCCATTGGTTGAATCAGTCGCTGTTATACCAAGTGCCGATAGTCTTCGTGATGAACTTTGGGTCACTGTCAAACGACGAGTCAATGGAATCACAAAAAGATTTATAGAATATCTCAATCCAAGTATTTTTGTAGATAGCGGATTGGTATTAAACAGTCCCATTACTATCACTGGTGCGACGGCTGCTAATCCGGTAGTCATCACCGCAGCATCACATGGATTTTCAAATGGTGATTTAGTTGACATCAAAAGTGTCGTTGGCATGACAGAAATCAATGGCAACCGCTACAAGGTGGCAAATCAAACAACAAATACTTTTGACTTAGCAAACCAAACTACTGGTGTAGATATCAACGGCACAAGTTTTACCGCTTACGATTCAGCCGGAGAAGTTCGTAAGGGGATTACAACCATCACAGGATTGAGTCACCTGGAAGGAGCGACGGTACAGATTGTTGGTAACGGAGCCGTATTTCCTAACGCCACGGTAACAAACGGCGAAGTCACGGTATCCAGTGAAATATCAGAAGCCTATGTTGGATTAGGTTACACGACGACTTTAAAACCATCACGCCCAGAGTTTGGATCGCCACAGGGAATTACACAAGGCAAACCGAAACGATGGAATCATATTTTTGTAAGATTAGTTAATACACTTGGAATTAATATCAACGGAGATCAAATGCCGTTTCGTACATCAGCGGATTTGATGAACGCTCCTCCGGCATTGTTTACGGGTGATAAGAAGGTAATGAATTTAGGTTATGACAAAGACGGCTTTATCGAGATTAA